CCGATAGACTATCTTGTAGAGAACCATATTCTCCGTGGTTATTAAAATGCACAGGAAAGAGGTATCGTTATGCTTCGTAAAATAAAACTATACGGAGAACTTGCAGAATTTGTAGGGCATAAGGAATTTGAGGTAAAAGCCGATACATTAAAAAGTGCTGTTAGTTTTCTCATAAATAATTTTGACGGAATAGAAAAATACATGAGTCCTAAATATTACCAAGTAAAAGTTGGTAATTATTCTATTGATGAATCAGAAGTACATCACCCTATAGGTAAAGAAGACATACATTTTGTACCTGTTATTACTGGTGCTGGTAGAGGTCTTGGAAAAATATTTTTAGGAGCAGCACTGATAGGTTTAGCAATAGCAGCCCCAGGTGCAGGATTTTCTTTCGGAAAGGGAGGTTTTGGTTTTATAGCTACAGGTGCAGCCCCTAGTGCACTTATGGCAGGAGTAGGAAATCTAGGCATAGCTCTATTATTAACTGGAGTGTCTGAAATGCTGACTCCTCTACCTAAGAGACAAGAATTTAATTCTGAAGAAGATCCCAGACTATCATTTAGTTTTAATGGAACGCAGCAAACAGGAAGAGCAGGAACTCCTGTTCCTTTAGTTTACGGAGAGATATTTACTGGTAGTGTTGTAATAAGTGGTGGTATTGATACTGAACAGGTACAGGCATGATTGAAAAGAAACATCTTATTAGAGGTGCGAAAGGTAATGATCCACCCCCATCGCCTCCGCAACCGACTAGAGAACCTGATACTCTTCACAGTAGGCAATTTGCAACTTTTTTAGATTTAGTATCTGAAGGAGAAATAGAAGGTTTTGCAACAGCATCAAAAGAGGGAAGAACAAAAGGTACAACTGCATATAATAATGCTGCATTAAAAGATGTTTTTCTTAATGACACACCAGTATTAAGAGCTTCAGCAGATTCTACAAATCCTCAAACTACAGATTTTAATTTTCAAGATGTAAAATTTACTCCTCGTTTTGGTACTGGTAGTCAGACTAAAATACCTGGAATCGAAAGTAGTGTATCAACAACTTCTGTTGGAGTTACAGTTACCGCAAGTACTCCCGTTACTCGTCAAATAACAAATACAAATGTTGATGCTGTGAGAGTATCTGTTACTTTTCCTCAACTACAAAGAGCTACAAATGAAGGGGATTTACTAGGAGCAGAAGTTCAATTAAAGATATCTGTTCAATACAATTCTGGTGGTTTTACTGATGTAATTACTGACACTATTAAAGGCAGAAGCGGAGATGCGTACCAGAAAGATTATCGTGTAGCGATCACTGGATCGTTTCCCGTTGATATAAGAGTTAGCAGAGTTACAGCAGACGCTACAGAAACTAATCTACAAGATACTTTTCAATGGACAAGTTTTGGTGAGATTATTGATGATGCCTCAACATATTTGAACAGTGCCTATAGTTCAATAAGACTAGACTCAATGCAGTTTAGTTCTATACCAAGACGTAAGTTTAGAATTAGAGGAATTAAAGTAAGGATTCCAGGAGCAGGAGCATCTAGTTCTGGCACTCCAACTGTTGATAGTACAAACGGCAGAATCGTGTATCCAGATGGCTATATTTTTAATGGTGTAATGGGGGCTGCTACATGGACCTCATGCCCTGCAATGATTCTGCTTGATGTTCTTACAAATAGCAGATATGGTTTTGGAGCACACATAACAGATAGTTCTTTAGATTTATTCAGCTTTGTAAATGCCAGTAAGTTTGCTAATACTCTTGTTGATGATGGTGCTGGAGGACAGGAAGCTAGATTTAGTTGCAATGTAAATATTCAAAGTCCATCAGAGGCTTTTGACCTTATCAATGAGTTGGCTGGTGTGATGAGATGTATGCCAATATGGTCTGCTGGTTCAGTAACTATTACACAAGACAAACCAACCGATCCAAGTTATTTATTCAATTTATCTAACGTGGGAGAAGGTGGATTTAGTTACTCAGGAAGCAGTCTCAAAACGAGACACAGTGTTGTATCTGTTTCTTACTACAACATGGACAGTCAAGAGGTAGATTTTGAGGTTGTAGAAGATGCCACAATAAAAGCCAAGATAGGAACTGTAGTTAAACAAGTAAAAGCATTTGCGTGTACTTCCCGTAATCAAGCCAGAAGATTGGGCCGTTCAATTCTGTTCGCTGAAAATAATGAATCTGAGGTCTGTACTTTTACAACATCAATAGATTCTGGAGTAGTGGTTCGACCTGGTGCGGTTATTGAAATCAACGATCCAGTAAGAGCAGGAGTAAGAAGAGGTGGCAGATTAAAAGGAGTTACTTCTACAACTGTTGTAACTGTAGATGACACTAATGCAACTGATCTACCTACCGATGGAAGTCCAACATTAGGTTTAGTATTACCTGATGGAAGTTTTGAAAGTAGGTCAGTCTCATCTATCTCGGATGGAACGATTACTGTTTCTCAAGCATTTTCGCAAACACCAAATGTAAACACAGTTTGGTTGCTACAAAATACAGCAGTATCAGCACAGCTATTTAGAGTAATAGCAGTAGAAGAACAAGATGGGATAAATTATGCAATTACAGCTTTATCTTATGTTGAAGGAAAATACGCATTTATTGAAGATGGAACAGCACTACCTACTCGTACAACATCAAATCTTACTGAATTAAAAGATCCTCCTGGTGGTCTTGCTGCTTCTGAACAGATATTTCCCATCAACAACCAAGCTGTATCAAAAATTGTTATTAGTTGGCAACCTATTGTCGGTGTCACGCAGTATCAGGTTAACTACAGATTTGGTAATGACAACTTTGTAAGTGAAAAAGTATCAAGACCTGATTTTGAAATAATGAACAGTAGAAAGGGTACTTATGATATTCAAGTTTTTTCTTATAACGTATTAGATCAATTATCAGCCACCTCTACAAGTATTCAGTTTGAAGCACTTGGTAAAACTGCTTTACCACAGGATGTTACAGGATTATTAGTTGAACCAGTATCAGATCAATTTATAAGATTACGTTTTGATAAGGCTACAGATATTGATGTTACTCATGGTGGAAACGTAGTTGTTCGCCATAGTAACCTTACAGATGGAACGGGAACATTTACTAATTCTGTTGATATTATTCCTGCCTTACCAGGAAACGTATCTGAAACATTAGTACCAGCAGTTGATGGAGAGTATATTCTTAAGTTTAGAGATGATGGTGGTAGACTAAGTTCTGGAGAAACTTCTATTGTTGTAACAACTCCTGATCCTGTACCCAAGTTACTTGTATTAGCAGATAGAGAAGATACCGATTCTCCTCCTTTTGCTGGAGATAAAGTTGATTGTTTCTTTTCGAATGATGTAAATGGTCTTGTTCTTGGATCTCTAATAACACTAGATGATGAAGCTGATTTTGATGCAATAGCTGATTTTGATTTTATTGGTGCTGTTGATATTACTGGTGGTCATTATGACTTTGCCTCTAAGCTGGATTTAGGTGGTAAACAACCACTCAGGTTAAAACGTCATTTCGTAACTCAGGGTTTTTATCCTAATGATCTGATTGATAAAAGATCAGGTAATATTGATACTTGGACAGACTTTGATGGTGCGACTGCATTTGATGTCAATGCAAAACTATTAGTGGCAACTACTGACAGTGATCCAGCTACATCCGATTCAGCAACTTACACACAATCTGGAACGACAATAACAGTAACAAAATCTGGTCATGGATTCAGTGCAGGAACTTTTGTTGATATTGATTTTACAAGTGGTGGTGCAACTGATGGATATTTTGAGGTTCAATCTGCTCCAAGTAGCAGTACTTTCACTGTTACTGCGTCATCTAGTGCAACAATATCGACTAGCAACTGTAATATCGGAGCAGGATTTACTAAATTCAATACCCTTGCTAATGGAACATTTATTGGTCGAGGATTCAGATTTAGATGTCAGATGGATTCAGATGACCCTGCACAATCTATCGAAGTAGATCAACTTGGTTATACAGCAGAGCTTGATAGCAGAACTGAAACTGTAAACACAGCTATTGCATCTGGTACGTCAAGTAAAGCAGTTACGTTCCAACATCCTTTCTTTACGGGAACATCTGAACTTGGAGGCTCTACTTCTGCTTTCTTGCCTAATATTGGCATTACGATAGAAAATGCACAATCAGGAGACTTTTTTGCCTTATCCAGTATTTCTGGAACGGGATTTACTATTGATATAAAAAATGGTTCTAGTTTTGTTAATAGAAATTTCAAATATGCTGCAACGGGATTTGGGCGTGGTAGTTAGTATTGAATTAAGATATACTTAGATAAAAAATTGGATTAGGTAATGGCTACTCACGATTATGTTATAGACAACTCCACGGGGGCTAACGTCAGGGCTGACATTAATAATGTATTACAAGCGATATTAACAAATAATAGTAGTTCTTCTGCACCAAGCACTACAGCAGCTTATATGTTTTGGGCTGATACTACAAGCGGAACATTAAAAATAAGAAACTCCAGTGATAACGCATGGGTAGAACTTTTACAGTTAGATGGTACGTTAACTCTTGAAGATGGCTCTGCAAGTACCCCAGGATTAGCTTTTAGAGATGATCTAAATACAGGTATTTTTAGTTCTGCTGCTGATACTTTTGAAATTGCAACAGGAGGAACACAAAGATTTCAAATAACATCAAATGGAACAATTAA